AATAAATTATAAATTATGAATATGAGTTACGAGTGGGCGATTACGGCTATGAAAAAAGCACCCACGTTAGACGGGTTGTCAAATGTAATCACGCATGTTAATTTTAATTACACAGGAACAGATGCCGATTCAGGTCATTCAGCTGTATTTCATGGAGCTTGCCCATTGGCTGGACCTGTGGAAGGTGGTGAGTTTATAGAAATAGGTGATCTTACAGAGGCTAAAGTTATTGAGTGGGCGCAAGCGGCTCACCCTGTAGATCATATGAATTCTGTGATTGAAGAAGAAATTAATAGAATAATCACACCAACAAATGTAGAGGTAACAGGCGACGATGTGACTTTTCTTTCACCGCACGCAGAAAGCGAAGAATAACAATTAAAATAAATTAAATAAAATAAAATGGCTAAAATTAAGAAAAAAGAGCTAGAAGCTCTTCAAGAAGCAATAAATAAAATACAATCAATACAATCTCAGTTAGGTTTATACGAAATAGAAAAACACGGCTTGTTACATGAAATGGTTGCAGCTAGACAACAAATTCAAGCGCAACAAGCTAATTTAGAGCAAAAATATGGTAAAGTTTCTATTGACGTAAAAACTGGTGAGTATAAAGAAATAGAGGAAGATGAAACTAATAAGGAAGATTAGTATAGGCAGAGACTATAAAAATGAAGCTATGCATTATGCTGTTGGCCAAGAAGTTTACGGTGGACACTCTATACATCAAATAGTTGAAGAAGAAGAAAAGTATTCTGTATACATAGAAAAGAATAATGAGGTTTTACCTTGGAAAGATTTTAATAAAAACATGGCAATAGCCGTAGAATATAATTTAGAATATTAATGCGTAGTCCTTTTAACTTTATAGTAAAGCCAAAAGAAAAAAGGAGTACATCTACCAAAAAAATAAAAGATAAAGAGCTTATATTAAACACAGAGCTACAGAATCATTTATACGTAAGTAGACACGGTATTGTTTTAGAAACTCCTATGTTAGAAAAAACTAACGTTAAAAAAGGAGATGAAGTAATATTACATCATAATGTTTTTAGAAGGTTTTATGATGTTAAGGGCAATGAAAAAAACAGTAAAAGTTTTTTTGATGAAGAAGTTTTTTTTGCTAGCCCTGATCAAATATTTTTATATAAAAGAAACAAAGACTGGAAACCTGTAAAAGGTTATTGCTTTGTAAAACCTATAAAAAATGATGATATTTTTTCTGATAGCAAAGAAAAACCTTTAGTTGGTATAATGAAATACCCTGACGAAGAGTTAATTAAAAACGGAATAAAGTCTGGTTTTAAGGTAGGTTTTAAACCTAGATCAGAATATGAGTTTATTGTTAACGGTGAAAAACTTTATAGGGTTAAATCTAATTTAATAACAATAAAATATGAACATAAAGGAAACGAAGTCGAGTATAATCCAAGCTGGCTATAGAGCTGTTGAGGAGTTAATAAAAGTAGCTAAAGAACCTATAGTTGAAACTGAAGACGATGTTTCTGCTGATAGATTGAAAAATGCTGCAGCAACAAAAAAGTTAGCTATATTTGATGCTTTTGAAATACTAAACAGGATTGAAGAAGAAAAATCTTTGTTAGAAAACAAACCTATAGAAAAGAAAACTGAAGCTTTTAAGGGTTTTGCAGAAAGAAGAAGTAAGTAATGTACCAACAAAGTTTATATAGAATAATAAACCCTGTTAAGATAAACAAGCTTAAAAGATTTAATAAATCTAAAAGGTGGGAGTATGGTTACAATAAAGAAGAAGATATAGTAATCATAAGTAAGACAGGCCAAATAGGTGACGTGTATAGCATACAAAACTTAAACATAGCCTTACCACCAGCACCTAAGATAAATAAGCAAGACAACAAATGGGTTAAAAAAGAATATCCTAAAGATCTTAGCAGAATAAAAACTATATTTGATTGGAAAACTTACCCAGATGATTTTAAACAAAAGTGGGAGCCATATATAGATGAAGAATTTAAAAGACGTGACGAAGGATATTGGTTCTACAATAAAGATGAGCCTACTTATGTTACTGGTACTCATTACATGTACCTGCAGTGGACCAAAATTGATGTTGGGGCCCCTGAATTTAGAGAAGCAAATAGATTATTCTTTATATTCTGGGAAGCTTGCAAAGCAGATAACCGCTGTTATGGAATGTGCTATCTTAAAAACAGACGATCCGGATTTTCTTTTATGGCGTCATCAGAAACAGTTAACTGGGCAACAATTTCATCTGATTCACGGTTTGGCATATTGTCCAAATCTGGGGCCGATGCTAAGAAAATGTTCACCGATAAAGTTGTACCGATATCAGTCAACTACCCTTTTTTCTTTAAACCAATACAAGACGGTATGGATCGTCCCAAAACCGAACTTGCATATAGAGTACCCGCGTCAAAGCTCACGCGTAAATCTATACAATCAGGTCAGACGAGGGAAGAGCTCGAAGGTCTTGACACAACAATCGACTGGAAGAACACGGGTGATAACTCCTACGACGGTGAGAAACTTAAACTCCTCGTACATGACGAATCGGGCAAATGGGAGCGGCCGGACAACATCCTCAACAACTGGCGAGTCACGAAGACAACGTTGAGACTAGGTAGTAGAATTATAGGCAAGTGCATGATGGGATCTACGAGCAATGCTCTAGACAAAGGTGGTGATAATTTTAAAAAGCTTTATTATGATTCAGACGTCACGAAAAGAAACCGCAATGGACAGACTCGCTCAGGACTATATAGTTTGTTCATACCTATGGAATGGAACTACGAAGGATTCATTGATTCTTATGGAGTACCTGTATTCGACACTCCAAAAAAAGAAGTTGAAGGTCCTTATGGGGAAAGCATAGATATAGGTGTTATAGAGCACTGGGATAATGAGGTAGACGGTTTAAGAGGTGATCAAGACGCTTTAAACGAATATTACAGACAGTTTCCACGTACGGAAGAACATGCCTTTAGAGATGAAACTAAAAACAGTATATTTAATTTAACAAAAATATACGAGCAAATAGATTACAATGAAGCTGTTGCAGATGGATTAATATCAAAAGGTAACTTTCAATGGAAAAACGGTATTAAAGATACTGAAGTTGTTTTTATACCAAATGATCAAGGTAGATTTTTAGTATCATGGGTACCAGATTTATCTATACAAAACAATGTCATACTAAAAAACGGTATGAAAAAACCTGGCAATGAGCACATTGGCGCTTTTGGGTGTGATAGTTACGACATATCAGGTACAACTGATGGTAGAGGATCAAAAGGTGCCTTGCATGGACTAACAAGGTTCAGCATGGAAAACGCACCTGCTAATTCATTTTTTTTAGAATATATAGCTAGACCTCAAACTTCTGAAATATTTTTTGAAGATGTACTTATGGCTTGTATATTTTACGGCATGCCTATACTAGCAGAAAATAACAAACCTAGACTTTTGTATTATTTTAAAAGAAGAGGTTACAGAGGTTTTAGTATGAATAGACCTGATAAAATTTGGAATAAACTATCTGTTGCAGAAAAAGAAATTGGTGGTATACCTAACACAAGTGAAGATATTAAGCAGGCTCACGCGGCCGCTATAGAAATGTACATAGAAAACCACGTAGGCCATATTAAAGAAGGCACTTACGGTAATATATATTTCAATAAAACATTAAACGATTGGGCTAGATTTGATATAAACAAAAGAACAAAGTTTGATGCTGCGATTAGCTCGGGATTAGCTATAATGGCATGTAACAAACATATGTATAGTCCAAAAAGTAGTTATAATAAAGATAAAGTAAATTTAAGTATCGCGAGATACCAGAACAAAGGAACAAGATCAAAACTAATAAATAATTATGGCTGAGTCAGTTGTAAAAAGTTATTTTCCTAGTCAAATAGCTAGCGATTTAGAAAAAATAACCGAAGAGTACGGTTTAAAAGTTGCTAAAGCTATAGAACATGAGTGGTTTAAAAGAGACTCCGGTACTAATAGGTTTTATAACAATCAAAATACATTTCACAGAAGAAGATTGTACGCGCGAGGCGAACAGTCTATACAAAAATATAAAGATGAGTTATCTATAAACGGCGACTTATCTTATCTAAATCTAGACTGGAAACCAGTTCCAATTATATCTAAGTTTGTAGATATAGTTGTTAATGGTATTTCAGAAAGAACTTTTGATATAAAAGCTTTCTCACAAGATCCTTATGGTGTTCAAAAAAGAACAGAATACATGGAATCTTTAATTAGAGACATGCAAACAAAAGAATTAAATAACTTTGCTCAAGAAGCTTTTGGTATAAGCTTGTTTGAAACAGATCAAAACAGTTTACCAGAAAACAAAGAAGAGTTAGAGCTTCACATGCAGTTAGACTATAAAGAAGCTATAGAAATAGCTCAAGAGCAAGCTATAAATACAATACTAGAAGGAAACAGATACGAATTGCTTAGAAAAAGACTAAACTATGATTTAACTGTCTTAGGTATTGGTTGTGCTAAAACCTCATTTAATAAATCAGAAGGTGTAAAAGTAGAGTATGTAGATCCTGCTGATATTATATTCTCTTACACAGAATCACCTTACTTTGAAGATATATATTATGTAGGTGAAATAAAGACTGTACCTATTAATGAACTTAAGAAGCAGTTCCCAGAATTAACAAACGAAGACTTAGAAGAAATAACTAAGCAAGGCGTACAGAATACAGACTTTTATCATAGAACTATAAACGAAACAAACAACATAGATAAAAACTCTGTTCAATTATTGTATTTTAATTACAAGACTTATGCTAACGAAGTTTACAAAATAAAACAGACAGCAACAGGCGCTTCTAAAATATTAATAAAAGACGATACTTTTAATCCGCCTGCAGAAGTTTTAGATCGTAACTTTGAAAAAATATCAAGATCTATAGAGGTTCTTTATGAAGGTGTTTTAGTTTTAGGTACAAATAAAATGCTAAAATGGGAGTTAGCCAAGAATATGATGAGACCTAAAAGCGATCACACTAAGGTTAAAATGAACTACAGTATAGTTGCGCCTAGAATGTATAAAGGTCGTATAGAGAGTTTAGTTAGTAGAATTATAGGTTTTGCTGACATGATTCAAATAACTCATTTAAAACTACAGCAAGTTTTATCTCGCATGGTGCCTGATGGTATATATTTAGATGCTGATGGTTTAGCTGAAATAGACTTAGGTAATGGAACTAACTACAACCCACAAGAGGCGTTAAATATGTTCTTTCAAACTGGTTCTGTTATAGGTAGATCGTTTACGTCTGAAGGTGATATGAATCCAGGTAAAATACCTGTTCAAGAAATACAGTCAGGTTCTGGTAACAATAAAATATCATCTTTAATAACCACGTACAACTATTATATGCAGATGATACGTGATGTGACGGGATTAAATGAAGCTAGAGATGGTAGTATGCCTGATAAAAATGCTTTGGTTGGCGTACAAAAACTAGCAGCCGCTAACAGCAATACGGCTACAAGGCATATACTGCAAAGTGGTTTATTCTTAACAGCTGAAATAGCAGAAGCATTATCACTAAGAATATCTGATGTTTTAGAGTATAGCCCAACAAGAGAAGCTTTCATACAAGCCATAGGAGTTCACAATGTTGCTACGTTAGATGATATATCTGAAATGCACTTACATGATTTTGGTATATTTATAGATTTAGCTCCAGACGATGAGCAGCAAGCTATACTAGAAAATAATATTCAAATGGCGCTTAGCCAAGGCACTATAGACTTAGAGGATGCTATTGACGTTAGAGAAATTAAAAACGTTAAGCTTGCTAATCAATTGCTTAAAATAAAAAGAAAAAAGAAGCAAGAAAGGGATATGCAGATACAGCAAGCTAACATGCAAGCACAAGCTGATGCAAACGTACAAGCGCAGCAAGCAGCTGCTCAACTAGAGGTTCAGAAACAACAAGCTTTAGTTGGTGCGCAAGTTCAGCTAGAACAAGCTAAATCAAATTTTGAATCACAAAGGCTTTCTGAAGAAGCTAAATTGAAGAAAGATTTGATGGCTTATGAATTCCAAATTAATATGGCTTTGAAAAGCAAAGAAGCTGAAGTTCACAAAGCAAAAGAGTCTTATAAAGAAAACAGAAAAGACGATAGAACTAAAATACAAGCTTCACAACAAAGCCAACTTATAGAGCAAAGACAAAGAAACACCGGGCCAAAAAGCTTTGAATCATCTGGCAACGATATACTAAGTGGTGATTTTGATTTAGGTTCGTTTGAACCCAGGTGATAATAGTAAATGTATAATTATATAATATTTTATCATGGAAAACCAAGAAAATGAGTCTGTAATTGAAGAGGTTGTAGACAAAACTACTGAGCAGACTTTAGAAAACGAAGTAGAAAAACCTCAAGAAGAAGTTGAAGCTAAAGATCAAGAAAGTATATCTAGCGTAGACGAAGATGGTACTATTAAAATTGATCTAAGAAAATTAAACCAAGATCAACCTGAAAAACCAGAAGTTGAAAGTGAACAAACTGAAACAGAGCAAGTTGAAGCTGATCAAGCTGATGTAGCCGAAGATCAGGTTTTAGAAGAAGTCACTGAAGAAGAAGTTCAAGAACAAGTTGAAGAGCTTCAAGAAGAGGTAGAAGAGGTTATAGCCGAAGCACAAGAAACAGGTGAACCTTTACCTGAAAATATACAAAAAGTAGTTGATTTCATGAATGAAACAGGTGGTAGCTTAGAAGATTATGTAAAGCTAAACACTGATTATTCTAGTCTAAATGACAAACAATTACTTAGAGAGTATTACGAAAATACTAAACCACACTTAGATAAAGAAGATATAGATATATTAATGGAAGACTTTTCTTATGATGAAGAGTTAGATGATGAAAAATCTGTAAGAAAATCTAAAATAGCTTTTAAAGAAGAAGTAGCTAAAGCTAAAAATCATTTAGAATCTTTAAAGTCTAAGTATTACGAAGAAATTAAAGCTGGATCAAGATTGACACCTGATCAGCAAAAAGCAGTTGATTTTTTCAACCGCTATAATAAAGAATCTGAAGAAGAGAATAAAGTTGCTAAAGATAAATCAGATGTTTTTTTACAAAAAACTAATAAAGTTTTTTCTGACAATTTCAAAGGTTTTGAATATTCTGTTGGTGATAAAAAATATAGATTTAATGTTAAAAATGCTAGTGAAGTTAAGCAGACACAAAGTGATATAAACAATTTTGTTAAAAGGTTTTTAGCGGAAGACAGCACGATGGGTGATGCAAAAGGTTATCACAAAGCACTTTTTACAGCAATGAACGCAGATGCAATAGCTAATCATTTCTACGAGCAAGGCAAAGCTGATGCTATTAAAAACAGTATAGCTAAGTCTAAAAACGTTGACATGGACCCTAGAAGTGTTCATGAACCTGTTACGGAAGCTGGTGGACTTAGAGTTAGAGCAATAAGCGGTGACGATTCTTCACGATTAAAAGTCAAAATAAAAAAATAGAATAACTTTAAAAAACTAAAAATATGAGTTTTGCAACTGGCGGTGCGTTTCCAGCTGGATTAACGCCCGCACCATCAAAAACTGTCTTCGATAAAAACTACCTAGCAATCGGTACTTCCGGAGACTTTGATTTTACAAAGCAGTTCTTACCAGAAGTATACGAAAAAGAAGTTGAAAGATATGGAAACAGATCTATCTCTTCATTTCTACGTATGGTAGGTGCTGAAATGCCAATGGCTTCTGATGAAGTCGTATGGTCTGAACAAGGTAGACTACATGTCGCTTATGATTCAGTGAAAGTTAAAACAGATAACGACGCTACAGATCACACTTTAGTTGTGCTTGACAGTGGAGGAAGCGCTCAAGGTCACGCTATCAGAGCCAACCAAACTATCATCGTGTCTAAAGGTTTTGTAACTGTAAAAGCTTTTGTTACTTCTGTTGATGCTGGAACTGGAGAGCTAGAGGCATATCCTCTAACTCAAGCTGACTGGCCTGCTTCATTCGTAGCTGCTTCTAACCCAACCGACCTTAAAGTATTTGTTTATGGTTCTGAGTTTGGTAAAGGTGCTGCAGGAATGCAAAAGTCTATCGACGCTGGGTTCCAAAAGTTCACTAACAGCCCAATTATCATTAAAGATAAATACTCAATCAATGGTTCTGACACTGCTCAGATCGGTTGGATCGAAGTGACTACTGAGCTTGGAACTTCTGGATATCTATGGTATCTAAAGTCAGAGCATGAAACTAGATTAAGATTTGAAGATTACCTAGAGATGTCTATGGTTGAAGCTGAAAAAGCAACTGAAACAATCACAGACGCTAACTCTCAAACTGTAAGAGGTACTGAAGGTCTTTTTGCTGCTATCGAAAGCAGAGGTCTTGTTTTCAATGATCATGACTTTAACAACGGTACTGGTTTAAGTGGTCTTGCTGAGTTCGATGTAATTCTACAAGAGCTTGATAAGCAAGGTGCTATTGAAGAAAACATGCTTTTCTTAGATAGAGGTACATCTTTAGCTATCGACAACATGCTAGCAAGAGCTAATTCTTACGGAACTGGCGGTACATCTTATGGTGTATTTGACAACTCTGAAGATATGGCACTTAATCTAGGATTTAGCGGTTTCCGCAGAGGTTCTTATGACTTCTACAAAACTGACTGGAAATATTTGAATGACGCTGCCACTCGTGGTTTAACTGATGATATCGACGGTGTACTTGTACCTGCTGGTGTTTCTACAGTTTATGACCAAACGCTTGGTAAAAACATTCAAAGACCATTCTTACACGTACGCTACAGAGCTTCTGAAGCTGACGATAGAAGAATGAAGTCTTGGATCACTGGTTCTGTTGGTGGTAACTACACTTCTGATATTGATGAGATGAACGTACACTTCTTATCTGAAAGATGTCTATGTGTTCAAGGTGCTAACAACTTCGTATTGTTGAAAGACACTGCAGCGTAGTCTGTAAATCAAAGTAAGATTACCCTCGATATACTTCGGGGGTAAATCTTACATTTTTAATAATTTTATTATATCATATCATGGCAAAAAAAGAAAAAACCGCACCTGCGGTATGGGAACAAAAAGACAGAGTATACGAGCTAGTTGGTAACAAAAAACCCATCATAACTACAATACCAGCAAAACACTCTGTTAAAAGATCTTTATTATGGTTTGATCCAGAAAAAGGTTATCAAAGAGAATTAAGATACGCTACAAACCAAAGCTCACCATTTGTTGATGAGCAAAAAGGTGAAGTTACATTAGAACAAATTGTTTTTAGAAATGGAACTTTATTTGTACCAAAGGCAAACGTAGCGCTACAAAAACTATTATCGCTTTATCACCCGCTAAAAGGTGGTATATATTATGAAGTAGATAATGTTAAACAAGCAAATGATGATTTAGTATATCTTGAAGCTGAAATTGAAGCTTTAAACTCTGCTAAAAACTTAGATATTGATCATTTAGAAGCTATATTAAGAGTAGAGGTTGGTAGTAAGGTTAATTCTATGACTTCTAAGGAGATTAAAAGAGACGTGCTATTGTTTGCGCGTAGAAATCCTATTTTATTCTTAGAACTAGCGTCTGATGACAACGTGCAATTAAGAAATTTTGGTATAAAAGCCGTAGAAGACGGTATTATTGATTTAAGTCAAGACCAAAGAAACTTTACTTGGGCGTCAACAGGTAGAAAACTGTTATCTGTACCTTTTGAAGAAAACCCTTATTCAGCACTAGCTGCTTGGTTTAAAACTGATGAAGGAGTAGAGATTTACTCAAGTATTGAAAAAAGATTAAAATAAAGTCACTTATAGCGGTTAGGCCGCTTAATGTGGCCTAACTACTATAAAAAATATAAAATGGCAGTAAGTGTAGATACCGTATATCAAAGAGTGCTCGCTGTGTTAAATAAAGAGCAAAGAGGTTATTTAACACCTGAAGAATTTAATTTGTTTGCCAATCAAGTTCAAATGGATATATTTGAGCAGTATTTTTACGATATAAATCAATTTAGCAGATTGCATGGTAATGATACAGAGTATTCAGACATGTTAAATATATTGAACGAAAAAATAAATATATTTGAAAAGCAAGCATCACTTGATTATGATGAAAACGCTACACCTCCCCACTACGATCTACCTACAGATATATATAGGTTAGGCACAGTTATATACAAAGGCTCTGAAGTTGAAAAAGTTAACAGAAACGAGTATTTATATATAAACTCTTCAGCCATAACCAAACCAACAGATGATTTTCCTATTTATACTAGAGACGAAAACGGTATAAGAGTTTACGGTACGTTAGAAATAACTTCTGACTCAACTGGAACAAATCCAGTAACTATAAACTACGTGAAAAGACCTGATAGAGTTATTTGGAACTATAACACTGTTTTAGGTAACGCTCAATATCAAGCTACAGGTAGTAATGATTTTGATCTTCATGATTCAGAAGAAGTAGAAATTGTAACAAAAATATTAGCTTTAGCTGGTGTTTTAGTTAGAGATTTATCAGTATATCAATTAGCAACGCAAGAAGATATGCTTGCGGCACAACAAGAAAAACAGTAATAAATGGCTTTATTTGAAGGAACACAGTATCAATACTATTACGGCCCTGATGATTTATGGGGTACTAACGATGAGGTTTATGGAAACTACCAGTTTATAAAGCTAAAGGAGTTAGTTAATAATTTTATTATAGCCTATGTGGGTGAAGATAAAATTATATCTAAAATAAAAAGAACAGATGTAGCTTTTCATGTAAAAAGAGCTATGCAAGAGTTTAGCTATGATATATTTAAAAGTGAAAAGTCTCAAGAAATAGAAATACCCCCAAGCTTACAAATGCCTCTACCGCACGATTATGTTAATTATGTAAAAATTAGCTGGCTAGATCAAAGTGGTGTTGAAAGGCTTTTATATCCTGCTAGAAAAACTAGTAATCCACTACCTATACTTCAAGATGACAAATATGAATATTTGTTTGACTATCAAAGCGGTGAAATACTAACAGCTAACGAGTCTGAAACTTGGAAAAAATTTAAATCAAACACTAGTAACGCATCAACTGATAACTTAGATGATTTAGAAAACGATCCTGGTTTGCTACAATTATTTGGTAGAAGATATGGCATGGAGCCAGAAAACTCACAAACAAATGGTGTTTACTTTATAGATCCACTTAAAAGTAAAATATTCTTTGACTCGTCAATGACTGGCAAAGTTGTTACTTTAAAATACATAAGCGACGGTTTGGCAGTAGATGCAGATATGATAGTTCATAAGTTTGCAGAAGAAGCTGTTTATCAGCATGTTGCTCACGCAATATTATCAACAAGAGCTAATGTTCCAGAGTATATAATTCAAAGATTTCAAAAAGGTAAATTCGCGAAAGCTAGGCAAGCTAAGTTAAGACTATCTAATTTAAAAATAGAAGAGCTTACTCAAGTAATGAGAGGTAAGTCTAAAGTTATAAAACACTAATATATGCCTGAAATTAAAAATGTTTTTTCGGCAGGTAAAATGAATAAAGACCTGGACGAAAGATTAATTCCCAATGGCCAGTATCGAGATGCTTTAAATATAAAGATATCTAGTTCTGAGGGTGCAGACGTAGGTGCGATTGAAAATATATTAGGTAACACAGCTATTTTTAATAGATCTTATAATGAAGTTACTAATTCATACACTCAATGGGGTTTAAACGACTCTGATACAAACTACTACGGTTTTGATAACTGTAAAACAGTAGGTGTTATAAGGTATGATAAAAACGAAAAAATATATTGGCTTTTAAGTGGTAGTAATCAAGATGGTATACTAGAGTTTGATCAAACAACTAAAGTTGTATCTCCTGTTGTTATAGATAAAAACAACGTTTTAAAGTTTTCATCAAACACTCTTATTACAGGTATAAATATAATTGATGGCTTGTTGTTTTTTACTGATGACTTAAATGAGCCAAAATGCATTAACATAGAAAGATTTAAAGCTGCGGCAGCAGCCACCGCTTCAGGAGACACTTCTCATACTGAAATTTATGGTAGAGATTTTATAGAATCAGATATAACCGTAATAAAAAAATCACCTCTCACAGCTCCTACTTTAGAGATGTACAGAACAAAGCAGCTTGATGATGACGGTAATGTTACTAATGTTAACACCGGTTGGTATGGAGCTTTAGGTAGTAATGTAGATGGCGAACCTACACCTTTTGATCCAGGTACCGCTGTTACTATGTATTGGAATCAACCTTATCCTTTTTATAATGTTGGTGATACTTTAGTTTTGACAGCTTCAAACTCTGAAGATGATGAGAATCATATAGCTAGAGTTAAAGTTTTTGAAGCACCAACAGGTAGTACTCAAAACTTTGCTAAAGTAAATATTTTGTCTATAAACACAGCGCCAGCAACAAGTACATTTTGGGAAGTAACTTTAGAACAAACTCCACCTATGTTTGAGTTTAAGTTTCCTAGGTTTGCGTATAGATATATATACAATGATAATCAAGTTTCTTGTTTTTCTCCTTTTTCTGAGCCAGCGTTTTTACCTAGCGAAAAAGCTTTTGAATATAACCCAGAGCAGGGTTACAATGTGTTAATGAAAAACACGGTTAGAAATTTAAAAGTAAAAAACTTTGCGTCTAGCGGAACAGTTCCATCAGATGTAGAAAAAATAGATATATTATATAAAGATTCTTCAAACCAAAACGTTTATGTTGTAGATACAGTTGAAAAAGACTCTTCTGGTAACTTTGTTAATCAGTATAGTATAAAATCTGAAATAATAAGTAAGGTTATAGAGTCTAATCAAATACTAAGACCGTTTGATAATGTACCAAGAAAAGCAAAATCTCAAGAAATAATTGCCAATAGGCTAGTTTATGCTAATTATTTGCAAAACTTTGATATAAAAAATTCAAACAGTGATGTTATAAAACCTAAAGTATCTATAAACATTGACAATTATCCAACTTGGAATATTACTAATGAATCAGCTGGTAAATCAATAAAAACTTTAAGAACGTATCAAGTTGGTATTGCTTATAGAGATGAATATGGCAGAGAAACACCTGTATTTTCATCAGAAACAAGCTCTACTGTGTTAGGTAAAACATCAGCAAACTTAAATAATAGAATATCTGCGGTAATAGAATCAGATCCTCCAGAAGGTTTTACTCATTTTAAGTTTTTTGTTAAAGAAAATTCAAACGAGTACTATAATTTATCAATGGATAGATTTTATGTTGAGTCAGATGATAATGTTTGGATATCTTTCCCATCTTCAGAAAGAAACAAAATAAAAGAAGACGACTTTATTATATTAAAAAAACAACACGATAGTAATAATTTTGTTAGTGAAGAAGCTAGATACAAAATTATAGCTTTAGAAAATGAAGCTCCAGACACAATAAAAACAAAAAATGTAAATAAAGCTAAAATACAAGGATCAGGTGCTAATGATACCTTTGCATCTGACGGTCAGCCAGTTGAGAGTGCTTTAACTCTAAAAATACTAAATGATGCCTGGGTTGACTCTGGAGCTGATTCTAGGGATAACGCTTTGTTAGGCGAACCACAGCTTTGTTGTAAAATATTTACAGAAACAAATACAACACCTGTTTTTTATGATATAGAAAGTATACAAAAAGTTGGATCTGATGAAGATGCTTTTTACAAAGTAACTTTAGACAAACCATTATCTGGTATGGCTTTTGCCGCAAGTAATGGTCAAGAAGCTACAGGTTTAGGTATAAATATATTTCAAAAAGAAATACAAAATAAACCAGAGTTTGCTGGTAGATTTTTTGCAAAAATATATAGTGACAAAGCTTTAATTGACAGAATAACATCGGTAAACGAAAAAGAAGGTTATGCTATAGCTTCTACTCGCGCTCTTGGTGTTATGAGTAGATCTGGAGATAATGATGACAACTGGAAATCAGGTGATAGAGGTTGGCATATAGATAATTCACAACCTCGTTATCATACAGCTGAGCAAGGGGGATTATTACCGCATAATAGTACTCTTCCTGGAGAAACGCTTAACGTTGGTGCAAAACGAGGTAGAGGAACTAGAGTGGGCTCGAAATACATGGATATATGTTATTTTAAATGGGGGCCTGGTAGTGGTAGTGCAGCAAGAAACGCATGGGACGGTTACTGGTGGGGCTTTGAAAATAAAGTTCCAGAAGCAGCTGATACAGCTAATTTTTTACAGTCACCTGGACAAAAGATAAGATGGACTGATGATCCAGATGGCACTATATACGAAATAGTTGATTACGCTAGAGTTCATTGTGTTACTTACAAAGGTTCTAAAAAAGGAAAGTTTGCATCATCAAGATTAATAAGATTTACAGTTGAACTAGATAAACCTTTAACTTGGTCGCCAGATGATTCTTTAAATTTAACAGAAGTAAGTGGTGGCACTACTACTAATTTAGAGTTTTTAAAAATAGTAGATGAAGACTCTGGAACGTACACATCAAAAAACCCTGCTATTTTTGAAACAGAGCCTGACGAAACTGTTGACATTGATATATACTATGAAGCTAGCGACAACATACCAATTGCCCAACATGGAACTGAAGCGTTGCCATCTACTCACGATTTAGAATGGTTTAACTGCTACTCATTTAACAATGGTGTAGAATCTGACAGAATAAGAGATGATTTCAACGCTGTAAGAATAGGTAAAGGTGTAAAAGTATCTGCAACACTAGATGAGCCATATCAAGAAGAAAGAAGAGGATCAGGTTTAATATTTTCTCAAATATTCAACTCTTTAACAGGCACAAACAAACTTAATCAGTTTATACAAGCTCAACCTATAACTAAAGACTTAAATCCAGCAAATGGATCAATACAAAAACTTCACGCTAGAGACACAGATTTAGTCGTAATGTGTGAAGATAAGGTTTTAAAGATTTTAGCTCAGAAAGATGCCTTATTTAACGCAGATGGATCTGCTAACGTTACATCTAATGCAGCTGTTTTAGGTCAAGCAATACCTTTTGTTGGTGAATATGGTATATCTAAAAACCCGGAGTCGTACGCTTATTATGGTTTTAGATCTTACTTTACAGATAAAAATAGAGGTGTTGTTTTAAGGCTATCAAGAGATGGTTTAGAAGAAATATCTTCAAACGGCATGAGCGATTATTTTTCAGATAAACTTGCTTCAGAAAATACAATGATTGGCAACTACGACGAAGACTCTGGTTGTTACAACATTAGTTTTTCTGATGAAACAGTTTCTTTTGAAGAAACAGTTAGAGGTTGGCCAACTAGAAAATCTTTTGTAGCTGAAGCTGGTGTATCTTTAAATAATGTTTATTATACATTTAAAGACGGTGTAATATGGTCACATGATAACCAAACAAGAAATAACTTTTACGGTGCTCAATATAAATCAACAGTAAAGCTAGTGTTTAACGAGTCACCATCAAAAATTAAAAACTTTAAAACAATATTTTACGAAGGAGATTCTGGTTGGACTTGTCCAAAAATATCTACAGATCAACAAGACGGTAGTGTTCCAAGTTTTTCTAATAAAGAAGGTATATATTATAACTTTATAAAAGGTATTGAAAACACATGGGATAATAACACTCAAGCTGGCACTTTAGACACCAAAGAGTTTTCAACACAAGGCATAGATATACTTGGATCAATAACTGGTGCAACTAAGAGTGACTTTATTTTAACAATACAAGAAGACGGAAATTAATATGGCATTAATAAATTGTAGTATAAATTCAGCTTCGTTAACTAAAACAGGTGGTCAAGCTATAGGTAGTGATAACGCAACTTTAACAATAACTCCTAGTGTAGGTTATGTCGTGGAAGCTGTAGATTTTAGTGTTTCTAACGTTAGTTACGCATCAAACGGTAACAGTTTAACATGGACGCATGGCCAAAACGGCGTTTCGCTGCCAACAGGTGTAACTAGTGTAACTTTGGCAAATTCTACTTCAGCAAATACCGTAGGTAACACTGTTGTTGCTACTGTAGATTTAACTGATAGTTTTGTTATGCCATCATCAGACACCACACTTATTGTAGATATTGATGGATCTGCGTCTTTACAAAATTTTACAGTTCAAGGTACTTTTGAGCAAATAGGTAGCGGTTTATCTGTAGCCAACACAACTACAGGTAACTGGGGCCCTGTTTCTGGTCAGTTTAATTCTTCATCTACAGTTTTTACACGTACTATATCAGCTGCGTCTGGTAAGTATTTTCCAACAGCACCAACTTGTGAAATAGCTATAGGTGATAGCTCTAGATACACTATAAGTAGCTCAGATGCAACTGACAGTAACAACAATATAACAGGTAGAGCTTTTACAGTTTCTTATAATTTTCCAAATCAAAACATAACAGGTGATAAAATAAAAATTACCGGTACAGCTATAGATATACCATCGACTACAACAGAAATAACAGCTTATAGTATATCTACAGAAAAATTACCAAACTCTGGAGAAACTAGATTATATAAAGTATATGGAACGCCCGGAGCTGCATTTAGTGTGGCTGTTGTTAATTCTAGCAATGCTAGTGTAGCTGGAATATCAAACATAACATTAGACAGTACTGGTACTTATGATTATTATATAACTTTTCCAAGTATATCTTCGGGTAGCGAAACTTACACTATAACTATATCTGGAGATTTGTCTAGCAATTTTGGAACATCAAATGGTCAATCTACCTCGGTTAATATAGTTCAACAATCAACTGTTGCATTAACTTTAGGTTTAACATGCTCAGACTCTACTGTAACTGTACCTGCGAATCAAAGCATAAATCTACCTATAGATGAGGTTGACTTTTCTACTTCCTACACTAATGAACAATATACTTTTTACTTTACAGTAACAAGAACAGTTGCTTTGTATTTAAGCGCTATACCTACATCTGCTTTTACTAATCAAAGCCAAGCTAGTGGTATAAATTTTGATGTACAGTCTATAACAATAACTAACAACAATACAACTAGCGTAACACTTGCTGTGCTTGTTAACTTAAATTCTACAGAAGACACAAATTTAACCAGCACGCTTGATTTAGATACACATATAAATAATATACCTACTGGTTCACCATTTAGTTTTACTGTCGGCAAGGGAGATGCTATAACTTTAAACCTAGAATCAAGGTCTAGCGCTAGCGATCCTGAAGGTGATGGACTTACATTTATAATATCAGGTTTACCTACAAATGGTAAACTTTTTACAGATATAAATAGAACAGATGAAATATTATCTAGTGAATTACCAGCTACACTATCTGGTAATACTGTTTATTATGAGCACGACAACAGCATTACCACGTCAGATAGCTTTACGTTTCAAATATCTGATGGTGCTCTAACTACGTCAAATATAACAGCTTCAGCCACAATAACAAACTCTACACCTACAGCCAGCGGTTTTACTTTTTCTTTATTTAAAGGAGCGTCAATAGAATTAAACTTAGCAACACTTTCATCTGCTTCTGATGCAGATGGCGATACTTTAACTTATAAAATAACAGGTTTACCTTCTGCAGGGTCAGATGCTAGCGGTCAGCTATTTACAGATTCAGCTTTACAAAACCAAATAACAAGCACACCAACAACATTAAGCGGCTCAACTATATACTACAAACACGATAATAGTAATAATTTAACTGACTCTTTTACTTTTAAAGTTAGCGACGGATCTACTGAAACATCTGACTTAACGGCATCAGCAAGTATAGGTGTTGCTCCAGGAGCTGCGATTACAACATCAGGCAACACTGGTGTTTTCTTAATAGCAGTAACACTAGGGACTGGAGCTGGAACTTTCAAAGCTCACTTTAATTCTCAAGGTGTTTTTGATAGATTTCAAATCTTGTTTGATACAAATGGCAGCTCTAATAATATATCTGACATGGAAGTTGTTGCAGATTCACTTTATGTTGGCGATAATAGCGTAACTGGCACATCAAGTCCAAGTAACGGCCAAACATCAGGTATAAGTGAATACACATACGTTGGGTCAGGAGGAAATGCTCCGGCAGGCGACTTTAACAATGACTCAACAGCTGCTGCTCAGTGGAATAAAACCGGAGATGCTAATCAAACTATAAATATAACAGATGACATTGTTTCTCACGCGTCTAGTACGAACAGAAGTGACTTTCCTGCAGACACAAGTGAGTTAGCGCCTTCAAGAGGATCAAACGCCTCTACTATTAAACAAGTGAATGTTCAAAATGGTAGAGTTGAATCTACAGCTACTAATAACTACAGTCTTGTTACGGGCGGTGCTTTAAACAATGGTAATGTTTGTCTTTATTATACTAAGTCAACTACAACTAATACGGTGGCATATATAAGAATATATGGTCACCCAACTCTAGGAACAGCTTGGGATTTAATACATACAAGCTTTAATGCTAACTTTGGAACTGCTTTTGTTCAAACAAGTACCGGCTGTGGAGCAACTGGATATAATACTAGTTTTTTAGCTTATCCACAAGATAACACATGGGCTAACGGTAAAATAGTATATTTAGATCCAGAAGAAACTCAAGTTTTGGTAGGTAATGGTAATAGATATAAATTCCACACATATGTAAATGATCCAGACGATATAGCTGGTTATCAAGGTGTTACTGCTCTTATAAGTAATACCGGTGTTATGAGTTCTAAGTTTACATGTACAGCATAATATAAAAACATATGGCAACTATAGTATTAAACTTTAACAACCCAATAAACGTATCTATACAGTCTAACAGCGACTCAACCACTGGTTACGCTGGGGCTGATATAGTTTATTTTAAAAATTCATCAGGTGTATTTCAAATAGGACCATGTACAGGTGTAACTGAAACTTCAGTAACGTGTGATACTCCAGATAACGCTTTAAGGCCTTCTAACGGTGATTTTATATTTTTTGCTAAATCACCAGTAACAAACACATCAGGTGTTATAGGCTATTACGCAGATGTTGATTTTGAAATAACATCTACAACTAAAAAAGAGCTTTTCGCTGTTAACTCAGAGATATTCTTAAGTAGTTAATATTTAGTGATAAAGTGTAATAATATTAATATAAATAACTTATAATGAATAACAATATGAAACCATCACCGCTAAAAGTGCCAATAGGAGCCATAATGCAAGGTGTTCAAGGCCTAGCTGGTATAGCTGGAGGCATTATAGGTAGCCGATCAAGAAAACGCGAGCAACGTGCCGCACAAGCAGAATACGAAAGAAGAAAAGCGGATTATCAAAGTTTAGATACATCTAATCCATATCTAAACCAAGAAAACGTTTATGAAGATTTAACAGTAAACACTCAAGCAGCGGATTTTGCGGCGCAGCAGCAACAACAAGCCGCGGCTAACACTATGGACACAATGGCTAGTGCTGCTGGTGGATCTGGTATAGCTGCGTTAGCTCAAGCTATGGCTGGTCAACAAGCTCAAAACTTGCAAGGTGCATCAGCTAGTATAGCTCAACAAGAGTCAGCCAACGAGATGGCTAAAGCTAATATGGCTGGACAGTTACAGTCACAAGAAAGACAAGGTGATGTTTACTCTAGGAACTTACAAAAAGATAAAGTTGAAACATTGATGGGTATGTCGCAACAAAGACTAGCGTCAGCAAATCAAGCCAGGCAACAAGCTACGCAATCGATAATGGGTGGTGTAGGTAATTTAGTTGGAGGAGCTGCTCAAGGCTTCGATGCAATGAAAAGAGATTAATAATGGCAAAACAAAATGAATTAATAGCACAGCAAGGTCTTATCTACAATAGTAGGTACTACGATCCTTCATTGTCCCTAGCACAACCTTTTGCTAGAGCTGAAAGAGTTATAGATTACAACAACAGACGTAGAAGGGCTAATAAGGCTGCAGCTGAAGCTAAAGTTTCTCAGTATGTAGAAAATCTAGCAGGTGATTTGCCAAACCTAAGCAAGATATCTCCAAAATACAGAAACAAAATAAACGAATTTTTAGTAAGTAAAAGAAGAGAGTATACTAATGCAAGTAAAGTTATAGGTAGATTTGCACCAGGCACAACTGCATACATGGAAGCTGTGTCTAAAATGAACTCCATAAGTGATTCATTTAAAAATCTTAGTGATCAGTTTGATTTATTCAAAAAACTAAAAACAGAAGAGCTACCTGATTTTCAAAATAGACTATTGTCTGAAGCTAACAATCCAAACAATATAAGTTTAATGTCTAGTATACTAACGGATGAGCTTGACATTGAAATCGGTGAAGGTGGTAGTTTAAATTTTGTTCAACAAGTTCAAGATGAGCTAGGTAACATAAGTTTATCTCAAACTAGCTTAAGCGACTTACCTAAGTATTTCAACAAAGATTTTGACACGGCTACAAAGATTATAGAAATGAATAAAACTTTGTATAATGGTGCTAAAAAAATGACACCAGCTATGGCTAAGTTTGTTGAAATGCAACTTAGAAACAATATGATGCAAGGCGGTAGAGAAACAGTTTTGTCTTTAGCTGTTGATGATTTTATCATACCAGATGGTTTAGGTTTAGATGATGATCTTCTTTTTAACGAAGAAAGGCACGACGAGCTTGTTGATGTTGTAGTGGATCAATATTTGAATATGTTAAGACAATCTGCCAACACTGGTTACGAAGCGCAAAGAGCCGCTAGTATACAGTCTATAAAAGACAGAAAAGCTGCAAGTGGTGGTGGTGATGATGAAGAAAAAGAAACAGACTTATTTACACCTGGCCAAAGACAAGATATTGTGTTAAACCAGCAGTTTGCTCAAAACATAAAAACTAGAGCTAAAGATATGTTTGATAGAATAAACGATCCTAGCATGTTAGCAAATTTTGATGGTAGATTTAATGAATTATCAGATTTGTATATAAAGACTATAGGCATGAATAGCCCGGACATGGCTAACAGATATATAGATAGAAATAGACACTACGAAATGTGGAAACAACAACACAAAGATGTTCCAGATTTCGACGTGCAAGGTGAGTATAACAAAAGATTTGGTGCTGGGGATAGAATATTTGTAAACCTAACAGGCCAAGGTAGAGATTTAGGTAACGTGTTTCAATATCAATCTGTAGATCCTTTTGTTAACGCTGGCGATTTTGATCAATTCTACAGAGATTTACTTATAACATCTGGCATGGATCCAAAAACAGCTAACTACTTTGTTTATGGAATAGAAGGTATGACAGGCGGTGACGCTGCCGCTACTGATGATGAAGGTGTATTAAACGTATCAAATTAAAATAAAATAACATGCTAGAAAAACTATACAATGTTTTGTATGATAAAAAATTATTCACGCAAGACTTTGATAAATTTAAACAAGCTTGGAGTGACGAAGAATATAAGAAAAAAGTATATGATGTCGTAAGCTCTAAGAAACTTTTCACGCAAGATTATGATGTTTTTGTAAACGCATATAGCGAGGGAAAGCAACAGGGCGATGTTGCAACGGATGCAGCTGCAGAGCCCGCAGAAGATTTGGCATCCACATCGGCAATTACTTCATCGGACTTATCTTTACCAACACCTCAAAGTGAAGGGCCTGCTGATCCTGAAGCATACACTACAGATTTAGGATTAACTTACGGCGATCAAAGAACATCTCAAGAACAAATAGACGACTTTATGAATAATATGTACCAAGCTTTGTCAGCTACAGGTACATATGAATTTTTAAAAGAAAAAGATTTAGAAGAAAGATACTACTACGCTGGTAAACTTATATCAAATCCTACAGGTTCACCTAAAGACATTAAATTGTCTTATTACAATTATTTCAAAGACATAGAAGTAAAAGGTGTAAAAGATCCTAAAGCTATACTAGAACCTTTGTTTTTAGATAAAAATCAAATAAAAGAAGATTATTTTAAAATTAAAAAACTTAAAAACGATTTAAACATAAAAGACTTTTATGATCAAGGCGGAACAGAAGAAGTGTTAATTAAAAATGCTGATGATGTTGTAGATGAATTGATTCACGAAAGTGATTACATGAACAAAGAGTTTTTACCTTACTTTTTTAAAAAATACGAAGAAGATTTTTACAATAAACAAATAGAAATAATAGAGTCAACAGAAGGAGATTTTATCGGTCAAGATCAACTAGATAAAATCGAAACTGAAATGGAAAACTATCAGTTAGAGATACTAAAACAAGAGCTAGCTTCAGATGTTGGTTATAGAGATTTAGTTAGTAAAGTAACAAGTGTTGTTTCAGATGATTTAGGTTTAGATATAAAAGAATTTAACAAAACTAAAGTAATACCAAATTGGGCTGAAGGTTGGGATTTTACAGAAGGTCTTTATAGGTTTACTAGGCAATGGAAATTAGGTGACGCAGGCGAGCAAATGGCTAGTGACTCTAAAGAGTTGAAAGGTATAAACAACTTCATGAAAGCTTATCAATCTGGCGAATACTCTGAAGAAGAGTTAACGCAAATAGCAAAAGATAACTTATCGCCAACTGATGTAGCTCTTTTATATCCAAAATCTTCGCCAGATATAAAAAGGGCTTTAGGTAGAGCATACGGTATAAGCGCTGAAGAGCGTAAAAAAATTATTGATGAACTTTTAACTAAGCATGAAAACCCAGTTGAATATCTTCAAGGTAAAAAGAAAAACTTACAAGTAAGATTTATAAATAATCTTCAAGAAAACGAAGAGCTGTCTAAAGTTTTAGCTTTAATGGACAAAACTGAATTGTTTGATGAAGACGGAGTTACCTGGTCAGATATAAAAAGAATGACTGGTGAGCAACTACCTCAGATGGTGCAAGCTATTTTAACTCTTGGTGGTGGTACTTATATGCAAGAAGCTGGTGGCGTATACACAGAGTCAATATACAAAATAGCTGAAGAAAAATACGGCGCTCTTACCTGGGGTATGGCTAGTCGTGAAGAAAAAGCTCAAATGCTTTTAGACATAGTTGACGCAGGTGAAGATGATCCTGATACAGCTATTAATGTTGGAATTGCTAACGCTGGTCTTGATTTTGCTTCATCTATTTTTGTGATTACAAAAGCTGGCAAAGTTATACCTAGAGACGCTTGGAGATCTTTGCTTAGAGGTGAATTTAAAAAAGCCGTAAAACAATCTGGTGGTAATGATTTATTAGCGGATGCTTTAAAAATAACAATGTCAGAAAGTGCTACAGAAGCACTGCAAGAGATTTCATCTATGCTTGGAGTTGGTATTAGTACTGGCTATTATGATTTTGATCCAAAAAGAATAAAAGAAGGCGCTGGTCAAGGTTTTCTTAGTTCATTAATATTCTTTGGTCTCGGTAAGAGTAGATCTTCTTTTAATTATCTAACAGATGGCGTTGGTTTACAATACTCTAGATTTAAAAGTAAAGATCACATACTAAATTTAATTAAACTAGAAAAACAAAAAATAAAACAAGATCTTAAAGATGGTAACATAACAAAACAAGAAGCCATTGATAAAGTTAAGAAAGCCAATGCTAAAAGAGATGTTATAGTTGATAACGATGTTTACAGTGTTTCTGAAAATAACAGGCAACAAGCATTTGACGCTGCAGACGCTGTTGTTGATGAAAAAGTTAAACTTGACACAGCACTAGATAACTTAAAGCAAGCAAAAAACAATCCTTCTGCTACAGATCAAGATATTGAGTTTAGAGAGGCAGAGGTTGATAATCAAAAAGAAAAGCTTGAAGATGCTAAATTTGAACTTAATAAACCAAAGCAGAAAGACAATGCCAATAAAGATATAAGCAGAGCTTCTAATAGAATTAATCAAACAAAAGAAGGTGAATTAGCTGACAAACAACTCATTACATTTAGAACTAGAAAAGAAGCGGCTGCGTTTATAAAAAGATACAAAATAAAAGTAGATAAAAATATTGATAACCTAATAAACGGTAGAGCTTCAGGAGTTGCTTTAGCACCTGGACAGACTATAAGATACAAAGGCGAAGATATAGTGCCAGCTTTTGTTGTAAAACAAACAATAAATGAGCAAATAGATAATTCTACTAGACAAAACGATGCTAGTCTTCGATCTGCTTTTGCAGCTGGCCATGAGGTTAATCACTTTATATTAGATACTGTTGACCCCAAAGTATTAGACAATGTTGTGTCTAAGTTGAGAAATGACATGCGTACTTCTGGAGATATTGAAACTAACGCGGTTTTAGAGATTGTTGAAAGCGCACTAATGAATTATGTAAAAGACGATCCAAGTATATCTAGAGACTATTTAAATCAAGAGTTTTTAACTACTTTAGGTGACGTGCTAAGTACTTTTAACACTTTAAAGCGTAAGTCTCCATTTCAAAGAATGTTTATAGACTTTGGTGAATCTATTTCAAAAATTATAAACGCTAATACAGGTTTAAATGTAAATTACAGCGATGCTAACTCTGTGTTGGGTTTTCTTAAAAATTACAACAAATTTTTAGGTAAAAATGCACCTATAGTAATAAAAGGTGGTACTGATATTGATGGTGAGAAAAAGTCTAGAGCTCAAATAAGCTTAGAGCAGCAAAAGAAGCTTTTAGTAGATGAGAATAAAATTTTAGCGCCTATGATGCGTACTAACGCTTCTGCTGCTAAAAAAATACAGGAAAACGTAGATAAAATAAAAGTTATAAGCGCTCAAATAATAGAACAAAAAGAGATAGCAGAAAACTTAAAGTTTGCTCCTGGTTTATCTAAAAAAGCAAAAGATATTACAAGAAAAAATGAGCTCAATTGGAGTGAGCTTATGGATCTAGCTACCAAAGAATCTGACAAAACAGCTTTAAAAAATAAAATACACGAAGATAATCAAGGCACCATTATAAACGCTATAAGGAAAACATTTAATCCAACTATAGAAAGTAATCTAACAGCTGAAGATTACGCACAGGCAATGCAGCTTGAAGCTTTGAAGATGATCGATTCTTACGAAAAGACATACAACAAAAAGAAAGCAGAAGGTACATTAGCACCGTGGAACTTTTACTTAAAAGATAACCTACCTAAAAGACAAGGAGCTATACTTAAAAAACTTATAGGTGATAAGTCTATGATGTTCATGGGTGACTCTACTACCAGCATAGGTAGTGCTCAGCTTAGTTATACGCCTGACTACGGTAATTTTAGTAATGAAGAATACATCGAACAACAAGGTGTAATAGTAGATGAAGTTTTAGCTTTTACACCAGAAATTAAAACAGAAATAAGAGAAGCTGCTAAAAAAGTTTTATCAACTTTTAAAGGTGATTCAGGCGTTAATCTTAAAAAACAACTTGGCGATGCTCTTGAAGTAATGCTAAAGCCTTATATTCAAACAAACGTATTAGGTAGCAAGGTAAAGAAAAACTACAAGGGACAAACGTATAAAGAGTTTATGGAGCAAAACTGGGAAGATATATATTCCATAATAGGTTTTGATGTTATAAACACCAGACTTACGTCTAGAACTAAACAAGAGAAAGCGGCTGGCATACCAAACCCTTTTATATTTAAAATAACTAAAGACGGTAAGCAAGTTAGAGATAGTAGGTTAGAAGACTTAACTGGTAAAGGTAGAGGTAAAGCTAAAAAGAGAATAGTCAATCAAGAAGAGTTTATAAACTTCTTTTTTGGTGAATTAGTTAATCCTTCCACGCAAGGTACTAGAAAAGACACTTTAGCAGAAATAATAGCTAGAGAAGCTGGCTTAGATCAAATAAGCTGGATGCTCGAGAACGATACTGAGTTTTTAGATTTGTTTAAACAAAAACAAGACTTGTTAGGTACTCTTATAGATAACGATTACATCGAAAATATACAAAGACAAATTGACAGGTTTGATGGTTCAAGAAGACCAGGGTCAAGAGCACAGTTAGTTATAGACAGCGCTAACTACAACGGTTTAAGCTCTAGCGCGGCTATAAACATATTAGAAGACATTAAAAACAACGAGATCATAGATTATAAGTCTCAACCATTAAATAGGTTTAGAAATGATGTTTTAGACATGATAAGAGTTGGTAATGCTTACACCGCTGTAGATTTATACCATACTCCAACAGAAGATGATATCAAAGAAGACGGTAGATATAAAATCACAAGTGAAGGTTTTCATCTTTCAAATACTAAGTCAGATGGTGATGTTAGTGTAAGAGTTAAAATTAGCTCAGCTGGAAACTTATTTGTACCTAGAGAGTTTTCTTGGAGCGGTAGTTTTAGTATAATGAGAGCTTTAGATATAGACTTAAAAGGTTATGATGTTGCTATGTCTAGAATGCCAGATGAAGATGGTAGTTATTTTGCTAAATGGTTAGTTGATAACGATATACTAACTAAAAAGCAGATAGAAGAAGGTCCTTATGCTGGGGATATAAGAGAAACTTTAGTTTCTGAAGGTTATACTTCAATAACATATCCTAAAGCTAATGGTAGCTTTGGCTATATAATACTAAACAACGAAGCCTTTGACTTATCTTTTGACAATAAAATAAACAGTCAAATAAAAAGCTTAATGAGTGATTCAGGCTCAAGAGCTCAATTAGTTGGTATGAAGGCAAAAATGAGTGAGATCATTGAGCAGAAATCAAAAGGTAAAATAAAAGCCAGCGAAGTGTTATCTAACGCCGCTGCGAGAAACATGCGTAGAAAAGCTGGACTTAACTTTAGTAATCTATATGTTCCTTATCAACTAGAAGACTTTATAGGTTTAACATATGCTTTCACACCGGCAGGTAAACAAGGTGAAGCTGCTCAAGAGTTTATAAAAGAAAGAGTGATGAATCCTTATTTTGAAGCTAAAGAGCAATACAGAGTTTTTCAGCAAAACTTAAACGCTAACTTCAATAGATTACTCGGTGATGTTGGTATTACAGCTAAAACACTTAAAGAAACAGTAGACATACTAGGTAAGCCATTTACTAAAGATCAAATAGTTAGAGCTTATTTATTTTCTACACAAGGAGCTGATATAGACCCTTCTATATTAAGCCCAAAAGAAATACAAGCTTCATTAGACTATATAAAGTCAGACGAAAAGCTTTTATTGTTTGCAGCTATGCTACCAACAATATTAGATAACAAAGGTGGTTGGGTGCAGTATAGAGGTGAAATGCATGAAACTTTATCTATTGATATAGTTAAATTTGCAGAAGGTAAAAGAAAAATATTTTTTGAAAGATTTAAAGACAATATAGATATAATATTTGATCCTCAAATAAAAGAAAAGTTAAGAGGTTTGTTAGGTGAAACATACGTTAAAGAACTAGAAAGTTCTCTTAAAAGAATGTATACAGGTAGAAATGAAAACCAAAATGCTAACCCAATGGTTAACGAAATTATGACTTGGTTTAATGGTTCTGTTAATACTATAATGTTCTTTAACATGAGATCTGCTAGCTTACAGTTGCTTTCTACAATCAACTTTGTAAACTGGACCGATAACAACCCTATAGCTGCCGGTGCTGCTTTTTCTAACCAAAAACAATTTTGGTCTGACGTGTACATGCTCATGAATACAAGCTACATAAAAGACAGAATGGGTAATATGAAGTTCGATGTTGAAGCCGACATCCTTGTTGAAATGGGTAAAACATCTAAAACATATAACGATCTTTTAGCTAAACTTTTTAAACTAGGTTACGCACCTACAAGACTAGCTGACTCGTTTGCTATAACTTTTGGTGGTGCTACTTTCTACAGAAATAGATTCAACACGTATAAAAAACAAGGTATGTCAGACGTTGAGGCTAATGCTAAAGCTTTGATAGACTTTGAAAGAACAGCTGAGGTTAGCCAGCAATCTAGTGATCCATCTAAAATAGCGAGCGCACAGATTGGTAGTTACGGTAGATTCCTTTTTGCTTTCGCTAACACTCCATTTCAATACGCTAGATTATCAAAGAAAGCTGCTTTAGATATAATAAACAACAGAGGTGATTTAAAAACTAATATATCTAAACTAACGTATTACACCTTTGTTCAGTCTATAATATTTTCAGCTTTACAAAACGCCGTGTCTTTAAAAGATTTAATTGACTTTGGAGATGAAGAAGACGATAGAATGGACGAGGCGACTAGAGGAGCTTTATATTTTGGAGCTAATTCTCTGATAGACGGTCAATTAAAAAACTTTGGCGCTAGAGTTGGTATTTCATCTATACTAGCAAAAAACGCTTTGTTACTGCAAATACAAAGAGATCTTTACAGAGAGTTTGGTAAAGACGCTATTGGTGGACCTCTTGATTTAGTTAAAGCTGCTAGACCTGAAATTGGTCAATTAGTTCTTTTAGCTAGTTCTGTTTCTCCGCCAATGTCAAATAAGACTAGAAAATTATTTGCTATAGACAGAATGGATATCTATAATCAAATACGAGAGAAAAAAGAGTTTTACGACTTAACAGATACATGGTATGTATATCCACAAGATCCAACATGGCAAACATACGCTACATATTTAAACGTAATAGCTAATATACCAGCTGATAGATTATTACAAAAATTAGAAAATATATCTTTCGCTATGTACGATGAGTTTGATTACACTACAAGACTTGCGTTTTTAGCTGGTTGGAGTAAATGGAACTTACTACCAAAAGATGACTTTAACATACCTTATCCTGAAATGGAAAGTTTAAATTATTACGAAAGTAAACTTAGAAAGAAAATAAAAGAAAAATCTAAAAACACAGAGACTGTTAAGGACTACGAGAAAAGAATGAGAGAAAAAAGACAAGAAAAAAGTAAGTAACAAGCAAAAACATGTAATATTACACATATAACAACCTACATAATATGAAAAAAATAATTTTAATAATTTTACTGCTTTTTGCTAGCAGCGCAAACGCTCAATTTTTCAAAAGCATTTATGATGACTTTTTAAAATACGGTACGTTTTACGCAGCTGGAAATGTTGGCAACGCTAAGCTAGAACAAGCTAGGTATTTTGTTAGAACAAATCCAGATAATCTTTATGATATACCTCAAGTTGTAGATAAAACTATATATCACCCTAATGATTATAGATTAGGTTTTGGTATACGTAAGCTAGCAAGATTTGGTTATGAAAGCAAACCAAACTTTTACAACGGTACAGAGAATAACGTAGGTTTGTCTGCACCCACAGCTGCAGTAAAAGGATTAGAATACTTGCTACATTGGGAAAAACAAAGAATAGACGGTAACGAGTTTGATAATAAACGTTTGTTTGTAAGGCACACAGGTAAATACCATATAGGTAAGTTTGAATCGAGAGAATCTGGTAATGTTGGATTTGAATACAAGTCTGGAGAAGTAAGAGCTAGATTACCTATAGGTAATAAATTTAGTGTATCTGCAGGTATTATATATCGCACGCATCAAAAAGCATATGGCTATAACCCTATTGAGGTATGGTTAAATGAAATGGATGCGGACGGTAATGCTGTTAATCCTTGGTGGACTTTAGGTTATGAGTATGGTTATGTAGATGAACTTGTAGAGCATACTAACGTAAACACAAATGAAACTATGTATCATTGGTGCTGGAGAGATCCGGAAGGTAATATAGTTGCTTATACTGACGAGCAGTTTAGAGATCAAGTGTTTGGTGGATTAATGAATAGTTTTAATCAAGAAAGATGGGCTGAGCTAGATAGCTTTGCTGAAATAGCACCTATCATAGGGTTTGACTTCTACCATTATAAAAATAACTTTTGGTTACATGCTTACGGTAATTGGATAATGCCATACCATAGTTACGTACAAGGAGATGAAAAATTTAGTTACTTGCATAGAAACGGTTGGAGTGCTCACGGCCATGACGGAATGCATGCAATGAGTGAAGGCGACCAATGGGATGATTACCAAGCCGGTTTAATGTTTGGTTGGAAAGTAACAAAATCAATAGGAATATTTATAGAGGGTGAGTATACTAAGTTTTGGGACTCAGAAATATTTAACTCTAATTTTGGAATCAATATAACACTCAGATAATGGCTACACAAATAGGAGAAAGCACTAAGGTAACTCTTGATTTGAAGACAATAGGTATAATTATAGGTTTTACTGTATCGCTTGCTACAACATATTTTACCTTAAAGTCTGACATAGCTCTCGCTAAAGAACTTCCCGAGCCAGTTATATCTAGAACAGAGTATGATTTAAAAGATGAGTTAGTGCGTCAAACAATAATGGATACGCAAGAAGACGTTGATAAAATACTAGAAGAGCTTGAAAAAATAGATCAACGTTTGTATGAAATAAGAAAAAATCAATGAAAAATTTAATACTATTTTTAATTAGCGCTTTAACATATGCGCAGTCAGATGTTCCAGATAAATACTGGATAGATGATAGTAACTTTAATCAAACTGTAAATAATGATAATGCTTTCGGAGACGACAACAATGACACTATAGTTGTTGAATTCTGGGCTAAATTTAATGAAGCCAATTGTTTTAATGAATGGAACAAAATAGAAAATGCATCATATTATAGAGTTGATATATCAAAAGCGCCACAAGCAAAAAAGAAGCACAGGGTTAGAATGGTACCTACTGTTCTTATTTTTAAGTCTGGTAGTATGGAAAAAATATTTAAAGCCGGTCTTGACCTTACGCTTCCTGTGGGATTGGCTGAGATACAAGAAGCAATAAATGAAATAAATTTAGCAAGTAATTTTTAATTAAATGGAAAAAATTAGCAAGCATGTTAGCTACAAGGAAGGCGTGTATAGCAGAACAGCGCAGAGATTAGGTATAGATAATAATCCTAGTCAATATGAATTAACGAACATGCAAGTTATTGCTGAAAACATATTTGAACCTCTTAGAGAGTGGGTTAATGGTCCTATAGCTATAAATTCTTTTTATAGAAGTGCAGATCTTAACAAAGCTATTGGAGGTAGTTCAAAGTCACAACATTGCCAAGGTAGAGCTATGGATATAGACGACACCTTTGGTCATAAAACAAACGCTGAAATGTATAGTTGGATTAAATATAATTTAGACTTTGATCAAATGATATGGGAGTTTGGAGATGATAACAACCCAAACTGGGTACATGTGTCTTACGTATCTGAAGACGCTAATAGAAACAGATGTTTGAAAGCTTATAAAGAAAACGGTAAAACTAAATATAAAGTGATATGAAAAATAAATCACCATTAAAACAAACTAGAGGTGCGAAAAGGCCTATACCAAAACACCCAGACAGAATACAACACTCTGTTTTTAGAGGTCCTAAAGACGTGCCAACCGTACCTTATACTCAATCTCAAATTGATACGATGAGTCAAAAAAGTTATGATAAACTTCCTATGTTTTTTAGAACTTTAGATGAATCAAAAAAATCTGATACTATAGTAAACAAGGTAAAAGGTAGCAAAAAACCTACGCCATTAAAAAAGAAAGATGCTTGCTATCGTAAAGCAAGAGCTAAGTATGATGTGTTTCCATCTGCTTACGCTTCTGGTTATATAGCTAAATGTAGAAAAAGAAAAGGTAATATAGGATAATATGTTTAAAAATAAAGAATTAAGAGGATACATAGGCGCTGCTACTGTTTTTGCTATGGTAATGGGTTTACTATTATTTTTAGCTTACAAAGAAATACCTGACACTAACAATGATATATTTAAAGTGATTGTAGGTATGCTCGTCGGTAGTTTATCCGTCGTCATATACACTTTTATAGGTAAGAATCCGGAAGAATTAG